ACCAGAACGATAAACCCAAGCACTTTGAGATACTGGGCTATTATTTGCTGGTCCTAATTGATCATTAGCAGTAGTTAATAGATAAAGCTTATTAAAATACTCACTGTTTAAGAATGATGAAGTATACTGGTAACCAGTACTACCTGAAGTGTATGAACCTGAGAAAATGATATCAAGTACATCTTTTGCTTTAATAGCAGGTTTAAAATCCTGTAATCGTAAGGGAGTATTTTGATTATCAATTGTATTTTCTAAAGCAGCCCCTGCTCCAAAACCTGCAAAAGCATAGTTAGGAACATCTGGATCACCTTCAGGTTGACCATAGTTAATATTAGGGTAAATTATAGAACCACTAAATAATTTATTTTCCCAACTACCTGTAACATTTGCAATGTTAAAAGTATGATTGTATTTACTCCAATCAAATTTAGGATCATTTAGTGATAAGTTTTGAATACGATACTTAAAATCGATAGTTTCGTTTACTACAATTACATTATAAATTGTGTAACCATTTTGATCAGCAACAATATTGCGGATATAAAGTTTACCTGTAAATACTTCCTGACCATCAGTTAATACTTGACAATCAACACTATTTTGTAATGCTACAGCAGGTGTAGCTCCTAAGTTATACAAGTTACCAAAGAATTGGTTAGAGATATTATCTCCAGCAATTGCAAATTCTTGAGATGAGATACCAAATGATACCCCAATCTCAGTATTTTCAATAGCGGAAATGTCTAACCTAAGATCAATATCCTCTAATGGTGCAAGATCAGCTACAACACCATTTTCATTTGTTACTCTTAATATTATCATAAACGCGGGTTTAACTGATTAGCTGGCTGGAATTCTATAGCGTATTGGAAGTTTCTTTGAGTACGTGGGTTTGTTTTTTCAACTAAATTAACTGAAGTAATAGCTACAGGTAAAAAATCATTATCTACTTGTTGATAAACATTCGTAGAATAAAATAATTCTTTTAACCAATCTGCTTCAGCTTGGGTTAACCAATTTGAATTAGCAGTTTCTGTTTGAGTTAATTTGTTGTAAAATTGTTTTATACCTCTACGTTGTTTATCATAAGAAACAGTATCAAAAGCTGTTGAATAATCTACGAACGTTTGTGTGTATGCCTCACGTTGTATATTAGTTGATTTATCATTTTGTAGAGTAAATGTGTAGTAATCCCACACACCAAATTCGTTTTTCCAGGCAAATCTAACTCCATCATACCCACAAGCTGGTCCTTGTTTATCAAATCTAAATGAGGCGTATGAACCACTCTGATTAATTGTATTTGATGCTTGTTGTCCTAATGCTTGTACTGTATAGTAAGCCCAATCATTTGGTAAATTATTACCATCATTTGCTAAGTTTTGAGGACCAATTCCTACTGTAATTAACTGAGTACGTGCAGTTTGGTTTGCTGCTACAGCACTCCATAATTGAGAAGTTAATGTACGTGGTCCCCCTCCTTGGCTAGCAATGTTTACTAAATCAAATTGATCTAATTCAACATTAGCAGAATCATAAACAGTAACTGCTACAGCATAAATGTCTTGGGCTGCAGTGGTAGAATTGGTAAAATTCCCGTTAAATAACGAGATAGTTGCGTATTCACCATCCTGTATGCTTTGAGTAAGTGGTGCGTTAGTTAACGCGTTTTGACGAGCAAATGTAGTAGTAGTAGAAACAGCAGTAGCAGTAAAATAAGATGCTGATGGGAAGTTCCAGTTTACCTTATCATTAGGATCAACTAAACCATTTGCAATATAGTAATAAGCTGAAGCAGTTACAGTTGGTGAACCTAAAGTAGATCCTACTCCAGTATAAGAAAAAGCAGTACCTGAAACTGAGGTAGCATATTCTTCACCAAATTTAACTTGGAAACGTTTACCAGCTTCACTAGCAGTTATAAATGGTGCTGCCTTCCAAGTATTATCACTATCAACATAGTTTGAAATAATTTGGCCTACATCAAATACACCATACCCAAATGGGTTAGGTTGTTGTTTAATTTTTTGTAAAACAGTTGCTGAACCACTAAGGGTTATGTCTGCAACATACTGAAATTGAGCAGCTGAAGCAGAATTAGAAAATACAGTAAACAATAAATTATTGTTTGCCATATTAGGTGAAGTTGGAAATTGTGTAATACTAATAGCCATCTTATTTTAGATTTGCTGATTTATTAATTGATTGCTGTAAACTAAATGTAATATCTACAGCTGCTGCTGTTGCTATACCTTGTATATTTTGTTCTAATGTTTCATTAAGAGCAGGAAATATAAATGGATATGCTTTTCTAAAACGTTGTCCTTTATTTTTTATGCTTTTAGCTACGGCCCAAGCGAATTGTTCTACTGTAAATCCTTTAGGTGGTTTAATACGTTTTAGTTGGATCCATCGTTCTATAGCTTGAACTGGTGGTTGTCCTCCTCTACCTCTTTCTGCTCCATCATCTACCCAAGTACCATATTGCAACATAGTAACTGGTACCACTATTGCATTTGGTTCTACACGAGCAGGCTGTACTTTAATAGAGTTTTTTAATTTACCTGTAATAACATTACCGTTTTTTTCAAGAGTAGCTTGTGCGTACTTTTGATAATCAAGAGCTACTTTTTCTAGCTCCTCAGTTAGGGCAATGAATTTAACAGGTTGAATAGCCATTTTATCCGTTTTGTGCGAATGAAGGGAATGCGCAATAATCTAGTACTGCAATATCTGTGTAATTAAGTACACCAACCCAACCGTATGCTCTATCATTAAATGCCTCATCAACTGGGGTAATGTTTTGTAAAGTAATAAATTCACTTTGTTGTTGTGCACCCAAGTTAAAATACGAGATAATATCGTAAATATATTGTTCAGTAGCTGATTTAATGTTTAATGGAGAGGCATCACTTAATTTAGGAACATCAAGTGAATATAACTCAAACGTTAAAGTACGAGTACCACTAATACCATTTGGGTTTAGATTAATTCCAGGTGAGGTTAGGGGGCGTAGGAATATATACGGATATTGAACATTCTGTGAGCTAGCATCTAAATAATCAAGAGCACCCTCAGCAAACGATTTGATTGCTAAGTGCTCCGCACACGATGCTGAAAATTCAGTTACTACTTCTTTATATGTTTTCATAATCCAGGTTCGTCAGGAAATAATGATTCTGCTCTTTTGTTAAATTCTTCTGATGTTTCTACTGGAATAGATTTTGACATTCCTTTAGCGATGATAGGGGCACATGCACCTGCATCTAGAATTTCTTGTAATCTTTCTTTATTAATCATGTGGATGGCAGCAATCTGGTTTAGACTGTATCCTCCATTTAACATTCCTTGTATTTGTTCTTTTGTCATCTTAATTTGTATGTTTTTGATTGTGCTGCTTTTTGAGCTTTAATTACTTCTTTATTATAATCACTGTCTATAGCTAAGTAATTTAACATAAAAACAAAGTTTAAATCTGTAATACTCTTATCTCCTGTGATTGTAAGGATGGAAGTCTTTGAAAGGTGATAAACTGTTGCAAACCATCCCCAATGGGCACTGTAAGAAGTTCCTTGATTTGTTTCATCAGTTGCTTCTTCTGTTTGCGATTCTTGGGTAAAGATACCTGTGTACTTAGAAAGGAGCTGCTTGCGAGTACTAAAAAAAAAGACAGTGCTCCTAACGCAAACGATACTGGTATATCTTTCATTATATCAGCACGTTTAGCTCTTAAATTAAAATCGTACTTTTCTACTTGGTAGTATTTAAATAAATTTTCTACCTCGCCAAATCCAATTTTAAAAGATTTAACAACATTCCATTTAACACCATTGAATGAATGGTTTGTGATTGGACGGTATAGAATAGCCATTATTTCTTCCATATTAGCTTCTGTGTCTTTAGCTAACATTTCAATATCCATATACTCACCTACAGTTAATTTAGAAACTGGGTTAAATCCATATAAAACATTTTCTATTTCTATAATGGGGTAAAATTTAGCATCTACATCCTTAAATGCTTCAAGTATTGAAATGTAAGTATCCTGAATATCCTGTGGTTGACTTTGTTTAATTTCCTCAGCATCAATACCACTTAAGTAAGATATAAAATTTACCATTTTAGTATTATCATTTCCCTCATCTAGGGTTTTGAAATACTTCCAGTTCTTAATGCTTAAGTAATCAGGTATGTCTAATTTTAATTTCATATGTCAATAAATACTCGCGGGCGCGGTTATAGTCTTTTAAAGTAGAAAAACCCCCCTATGCAAATGTCACTAAACCATAGGGGGGAAAACACATCAAGAGAGAGCGTATATGATATTGTGTTTTTTTTAAATCAAATCAATCGGGGTATAATATATGAAGCCCCTTTCGGGGCTCCAAGCTTAAGTAGAACGTAAGGTGAAAAAACTACCTAAGCATTATTTCTCTTCTTCAATAATAACATTAAACGAACCCATGATAGTGAAGCTATTGCTACTATCCATGTAGTTAATCTCTACACCTTCAGAACCGAAGCGTGTTTGAGGACGTGACGATGAGATGAACGTACGCATTACATCTCCTTTTGTTGAAACCAATTGTGTTTTAAACATGACCTTTGTTGTTTTTATTTTTATTATACGTGAATATACGAATAAGGGGTGGGGTAACCACCCCCCTCGCATATTACTTTTCCTGAAGTGCTTTTGCAATTTCATTCAGAGCATCTACTAATGTACCACTCCATATCTGTCCTTGGTTGAGGTAGCTGATTTCGGTATTTAGCTGTTCTACTTGTGCTGTTAGTGCTTCTATTGCTTTAACAACCTCTTTCATTTGATTTTCCATCGTTTCCTTTGTTTTTAATTATACCGAAATATACGATGGGATATCTATATATCCAAGTTTACTTTGGAATATATTGTAATTTAGGTAACTCAATTGTGTCCTTAAGAACTGCAGTATCACCATTATCACCCCACAATATTTGATAAATTTCCTTCATCATTCGCTCTACTGTACCTGAATTAATAAGCCAGGTTAATACAGCATCACTAAAAGGTGTAGTACGGTCAAGTGCAACACCAACTTGTTTTTCCTCATAATTAGGTTGGTAAAGAACGTGGCACTCGTCTTTTTTATTATAGCATCTAATCATAAGAACATCGTCTGGGAGTTTTTGTCCCTTGTATTCAGTAATAATTTCACTGTCAAATTTAACTGCATTTTTATTAGCAGCACCCCACTTGTTGTATTTTTTCATATTATAAATTTAATTAAAATCCTCTACCACCCCAAGCAATCTTTGTTGCTTCATTTAATTTGGGTCCTCCAATATAAATGCCTGATTTCTTAACTACTGATTTAGTACGTGATTCGTTTGCTAACATTAAAGACATTACAGTATCATCAAAATAACCACTTGGGGCATTAAATGATATTGTACCCGATGCGTTTACCTTGTAGGAATACGCGTTTAACTCGTTATATAAATGCGGGAAGAAATCCTTATGTGGGAGCTCTAATACACCCTCTTGAATGTCGTAAATCAACGTTCTTATACCCTGTGATTTTGATTCATTTGAGGTATAAAACTCTCTAACGTTACGTACTTCCTTATTTATTAGTTCAAAGACGGGTTGTCCGGGACCATTAACTTCGCAATAGCCTCCTGTGATTCTATATCTTTTGAGACTTGTGATAAATCGTTTCGCAATCTCAGCATAAGAGGTTCCATTAACTCTCTCAACATAACATACTCGTCCAAATCCATCCATAATGGTGAGTACGCTAAAATCGTTTTGGATGCCCAAATCGATTCCAGCAAAATATTTTTCTCCGTTTCTGGGTTCAGTCCATCCATTTATATTACATATGTTTTCTAAGTTAGTAAATACATCGTTACCTGAATCGGTAAACTCTGCCTCATATTCCTGTTTATAAATACTTGTAGGGAGTGATTTACGTTGTTCCTCAATAAATGATTGGTCTATATGCGGATTATCTGTGGTTAAACCGCGGAACGAGATGTAATCACCGCCCTCATCGAGTCCTTTAAGGTACGCGTTATAAAACCAGTTTTTTGACTTGGGTGTAGATATTATCAAACATTTCTTTCCCAACGCTGATAGGGTAGGGAAGATTGCCTCATTGACTGCTTGTTCTGTAATAAAAGACGCCTCATCAAGTATAACATAGTTGAAACTGAAACCACGTATACTATCGGGTCGTTCACTCGACAGAAATATAAGGGTACTACCATTAACAAACTCAACAGTAAGTTCAGCTTTATTAGATTTAGTAATGATTTCATAGGATGCGTTTGTTAGTTCTTGGAATACTTTTCTTGCCTGATTGTAAACAGGACTGACCCAACATCCTTTTTGGTTTGGGTTTTGTAGTAACCAATACAATAACAAGTTTTGCGCTAATAACGATTTACCCCATTGTCTTGAAGTTACTACTACTCCAAACTTATGGGATGAGTCAGCAAAACCATTTATTACTTTACGCTGGCCAGAATGGGGTGTAAATAATGTTACGTTCATTCTTGTTCGTCGCCTGGGTCATTACCCCAGCTTAGTCTAATATCACCTTGGATTTTAGCCTCTATCTTTTGAATATCATTACCAGTGTACTTTACTATTTGGTCAATAGCGCGTTGACGGATTTTCTCGTCATCACTACCTAATAAACCAAATAACTCATTCATTGCTGGGTCTAACATTTGATTGAGTTTGGCTCTCCATTGCTCATCGTATTTTTCCTTTGCTTGGGCCCAATACCAATGATATTGTTGTTCGCTCTTATCCCTATAGTGTTTGTGGCAATATTTTATCCACTCACGTTGAAGCATAGGTGGGTCTGTCTTGAATCTTAGTTCAAAACACGTGGTGATTCTTTCATCTACCTCAGTCTTATCGAGTTTATCTCCGGCCATATTATATGGGTATTATATATGCCAATACATATTTGGTTTGTGAGTACTACCTACTTGACCATTATTGTATTTAGGTATATCTGTAGATACCATATTGGATGCTGGAGCATAACTTATAGCGTTACCTATTTGCCCCATCTTCTCTTTTTCTTTTTTGATTTCTCCCATTCTATTCTGTCTTCTACTCTATTAAAAAATACCTCAGTAACGTCTCCTCCATTATATAAGAGCTCGTCAAACCTATGGATGTCAAACTTGTTCCACGTTTCAAGTTTTTTCCATTTTTTTTCTGGATGGTAAAAATCATTCATTCTTAGATTTCTACCGTGATGTTTACCTAATCTATGTTCGCTTGTTCTTTGACTTGAGTTTCTACAAGGTTTACAGTATGAATCAAACCCATCTTTAGTGTTTTTATTTTTGTAAAACTCTGTTTTAGGGAACTCTTCCTTACAATAAGAACATTGCTTATAATCGTTTGGATTCACTTATTCTGGGGTGTTATATTTTGTATTTAGTTCCTCCAATAATGATAAGTTTTGCTCATACATTGAGTTTGCCATTCTACTATACGCGCCGAACTCACAAGAACAGGAAGGCTTAGATACTGATTGTCCCTTAAAAATAGACATAGCACGTAAATGCCAATCTATCCAGCTTGATACTTTGCCATAACCTCTAATCTTATTGTAGTCGTTCAACAACCACTCAACATCTTGCTTACTGATTTCCATTTTGTAAGTTCTCTATTACTAAATCAATCAACATTGTTAAAACACTAACGATAGCGGCACTCAATATACTTTGAGTCATTACTAACGTAAACCATAGGGAGAAACATTTGGGGCAAGTCAATACTTTGACTACCTCAAACATCCAATACCATTCTTTTCTAACGTACCATCTTGTGACTTTTTCAATAAACCATTCCTTGAATGCCTGAATAGGTGAGAAATATTTGGTAAATAAAAGTGATAGGGCTGAGTATGCTAATAGTTCCATATTATTTTACTTCTTCAAAATCTACATAATCATCATCAGCTTTAGGAGTGATTACCTCTACCCCACTAACTTGGATTTGTTCCTTCAAATCTTTCCACATATCAAACCTGATAGCGTATCCGTTTTCCTCAAGGAAATCATTGTGTTGTTTTACTAAGGCTTCAAGTTCCTCAATACGTGTTTGTTCTGGTGTAGGACCCTGAGATACAGGGTTCCTTTCATTCTCGGTTTTTATTATAAATCCCATTTTTATTATTTTTTAAGTTGTTCTAAGTATCTTCTTACTTCTTCTCTTACTCGTTGTTGAAAGTTAGTCTGGCGTCTATTCAAACGTTTCTCAATAGTTTCAATACGAGATAATAGTTCAAAGTAAGTTGTAGCATCTACTGCTTGTTTAGGTGTGTTTGATTTGCGTTTTTTACGTGTTATAAACGCGTTCCAACGTTGTTTCACATAAGGCATCGCCTTATTAAGATTAATCGCTATAAACGCGATAATAAAAGTGTAGGTAAAAATGATAAGCATTTCTTTCATAGTTTAGATGTGTTTACAATAATCTCTAATCATCTGGAGGGCATTATAGAGGTCTTTTCTAATGTGGTTTTGGTGGATTTGGTATTTGTCGCTTATAGCCTTGAAGGTTAGTTCATTCAGGTACTTCTCCTCTATAAGTTTTCTGTGGTAAAAATCTAACTGCTCCATTCCTTGAGTAAAGCACTCATACATTTCTCCATCATAAGGTTCCCAAGCAATAACATCCATTTCGTCTCCTCCACTTCTTGCTGACATTCTATTAGAACGAACTTCTCTATAAAAGGGAGAGGTACCTGAACGGAGTTGAAGACCTGAGGAGGTAAGAATCCAATATGGTACTTTCTTGTTATTTAGAAGTTGTTGTTTATATTCTGGAGATTTCTTGTACAACTCCAAAACAGTAAAATGTAAAAGTTCAGGTCCATATTCACGCATCTGGTCCTTGGCAATGTTTGTAGTGATTTCTTTTAGTAACCATTCATACCATTCTCCAATCACTTTTCCTAACTCTCTATCTATTTTCTCGTTATTCATTATTATAGTTTTAAGTAAGCAAATAGCCCGGGTATAAAAAACCCAACCTATCTTTACATTTTCTTACTCTATGCTTATTTTCTATGCCCTTGGGATTTTCACCCCCCAGCATTTTAACTGGGTATTCATAGAAGGTTCACATATTTCAAGGCCTGACACTATTTGTGTTGGCGGTGACCTTGTACTGTTGGGTTTAGCATTCTGGGGCTAACTGGTAATCTTGGTGTATTCTACATCAGCCGAGAATCAACGCGTACGGTTCTAAATATATGGAGAGAGATTCAAAACGCCAAGTTATACTTATACTTTCTTCTTGTTTTTGCTATATTTATTTTCGCCGTGGCGGTCGCAAAATCTTTTATTATATTTAAGGTATGAAAAAATGTAAAATATGTCAAGTTGAAAAACCAATAAATGAGTTTTATAAAAACTCAAGGAGTAAAGATGGCTTACATTCTAAATGTAAAAAATGTAAACTCGCTTATGAACAATATTGGTATAAAATCAACCCAGAATATAAAAAAAATATAGTTAAGAGTTGGAGTCATCTTAAATCTGGGGTATATACTATTTTTGAATATGTTAAATGTCTATACGTTGGTGAAACTTGTAGATTAAATGGAAGAATAAGTGACCATAAGACTTGGATTAAAAATCCTTTAGTATCTAATAATAAAAGTTTTTATAATAAACTTCATAATCATAAAGCTTATGTAATAGGCATAGTCGAAGAATGTTCTAATCATAAAGAACGTGAAAGTTATTGGATACAACAACTAAAACCACTTTACAATAAAAAATAATAACAATGGCAAGAACAATCAAAATAGGAAATAAAGGTGAATCATACATCCAATCACTCATTGAGGGTGCTGGATTTAGGATTCTAAAACGTTGGGGTAAAACAAGCGAATGGGATTGTTTAGCTGAATCCCCATCTACAGGTGTTAGAAAAACATTTGAAGGTAAAACACAACCTGATTATCTACAATATGGTGGTTTCTCAGTTGAGATAGGAAATAAACGTTTAGGTAACTATATAACTCAACCTAAAGATTTTACTTGGGAAGGTTCACCTTGTGTTTACACAGGTCTATCAGTTAGTACCGCGGATTTTTACGTTTTTACCAATGGTAGAAACATTGCCTATTTCGTTCCAACGAAGGCATTGATTGAATGGTTTGAGCGCGTTAAAACGCAAGAAGAACACAGAATAAAGTTTGGTGGATTTGGTGGGCGTAGTTTACAAGCCCAAATAAAAATAGAAGAACTTGAAAAAATAGCACTTGTAATAGATACAAAGAAAAAAAGGGGGAGGAAGTCTAAAATGACTTCCCCCCACACGCGTATCGATTAGTAACCCAGTTAATAAAAAATGGGACACTAATAAATATTATTTGCCTTGTCCTCTATATGCTTTTTTATAAAGCTTACTTGATTTTAGACCTGATGTTTTTGTTTTAGCGTGGATGCCTGGTCTCGATACCTTAGGTTTTTCTAAGTGTATTGTTGCTGTTTGTGATTTTATCTTAGCCATTTATATTATAAGCTATTAAACCAACTATTGTAGATTGTACTAACTTCTCCATCAGTTAATATGCCAGCATATATAAGTATATGTTGGATTTTTTGGTCTCCTGACATAGTTGTTCCTGCTCTTGAACGAGCATTTACCTTAAATCCTCTATTTGTAGTGTAGTTATCAGGACGAAAACCAGAAGTAGGAGCTGCGGGGTCGCAAAATCCTTGATTATCTCTTGCTAAATATTCGCTAAGATAGGTAGTTCCATATTCAGCAGCATAAGCTAAAAATGTATTAACTCCTACGAAACTTCCACTATAAGTTCTATAAGCATAGTTACTCCCAGGAGTAGTATAATCGTGCCAACCTAATAAATGTTGATAAGTAGAACTTACAGTATTATCTGTTGGACATTTATATCCACCAGGAGCCGTAGTAGTATTATAAACATTAATCCTTAAGTCATCAAGTTCTCCACCTGAGGCTGCCCATAAAACATTATTATCTGGACTTGATGCGTCAGCATTATATCCTACAACATTACCAATCCAAATAACTGTAGCATCACTACCACTAAATAAAGTATCTAACTGTCCTCCATATGCGACATTAGTATTTGATATAGCATCAGTACTTGTGAATCTTGAACCAGAGATAGTATCTACAAAATAAGGGGTACCATCAACTGTGTTTAATGTTTCATTACTTGAGGTACGAGTGGCTTTATTACTTACAGTTGCTATTGTAGTACCTGAAGAGAATGTCATAGAACCTGTATCAGTAAAATCCCACCAATAGTATAAGTTACTTACTAACTCAGGATTAAATGCTCCTGATATTGCTGATTTTACAAAGGCAAATGGTGTAAACATTAAACTAAGTTTTTAACGTTACTTAAGTATAGAGTTGTATTGTCAAAAGCAATAAGTGTTACAATATCTGTAGCACCACTTCCTGTTGTAGGTGCGTAAGTAAATCCACTTGCTTGTTTTACTGAGCTTGGGAATGATACTGTACCGTTACCTGGGTTTGGTTGATTGATTTTTAAGTTAACAGTTTGACCAGCTGCAATGTTAGTAGGGTTAATGTAAGTATTACTTCCTGAAACAATAGTTAAATCAAAGAAATTACCACTAGATAAATCCATTGAGGCTGTATTACTACCAATCATTAACGATTGTACATTTCCTCTAACTGAACCTGTAATTACTACATCCTGATTTACAGCCGCTAAACTAAAGAATGAAGCAGTTGCAGCATAAGAAGCACTAACTACAGATAATACTGCGTCTGTAATATAGTATAATGTGTTAGGATCAGCTGAAGCACTTATAGCATTATATTCTGCTTGAGTTAAGCTTATTACATGCTCAATTACAGCAGTTGAAGTATAAACATCAGTAATATTATTAATTACTGAACCACTAAATGAACTTGAAACTACAGTAATATTTCCTAAAACATTAAGATCATCTTTTAATTCAATAAGTCCATTACTAGCTGAGTTAAAAGTAAATTTGTTACCAATGTTTATTTCATCGGTAGCTAAAGTAGTTGTATTTCTACCAATAGCTATACCTCCTTGAGCTCCTGTTCCTACTGATACTCTTGAATTATAACCAATAGCAAGACTATAGTCACCACTAACAGCTGAATCTCTACCTACACCAACAGAACTATCACTTAATACAGTAGCACCATATCCAATACCAACTGAGTTTTGTGCTCCACCTGCGTTTCTACCAATGTATACTGAATTTATACGTGCTGAATCATAGTTTTGAGCACTATCACCAATTACAACTGAGTAATCCGCGTAGTTTCTAGCATTGTTACCTATTGCAATTGAACCAGTTCCTGAAGCAGTAGCGGGAGTAGTTACTAATATATTAGCATTTCTCATTGAGTTAGGAGCTGAACCTCTAACAAAACCAACGTTTGCTGCGAATGAAGCTGAAACTACAAATGAAGGAGCATCTGTAATGTAGTAAAGTGTATTAGGATCTGCTGATGCTGAAATAGCATTGTATTGAGCTTGAGTTAAGCTAACAACGTGCTCAATTGCTGGGGTAGTTGTGTAAACATCAGTTACGTTATCAACCACTGAACCACTAAATGAACCAGTAGTAATTCTAATAGAACCAGTTACACCTAAACTACCTGTAATTTGGGCTGAACCTGTGAATGGGAAAGCTGCACCACCTCCACCTGGAGCGTATGAAGCACTTAAAGCAAATAAAGCGTAAGAAGCTGTAGTTGCGGTATCTGCTGTTGAAGCTGAAGTTGCATAAGATGCTGAAGTTGCTGTATTCGCAGTATTTGCAGTGCCTGCGTTTGTTGCATAAGATGCTGAAGTAGCAGTGTTTGCTGTATTAGCGGTACCTGCATTTGTTGCGAATGAAGCACTTACTGCTGTAGTAGCACTACCTGCAGAACCTGCTGTAGTAGCGAATGAAGCTGTACCTGCTAGATCACCTAAGAAACCAGCTGAAGCTGATACTGAACCTGTAACAGTAACAGATACTGCACTTGATACTCTAGTACCACTATCTGAAAGGTTTGAATCATTTAAGTGATGACCTCCGTCACCCTTAGGTATTCTATTGTTGGTTAATTACGTTGGTGATCCTTTAGTAGCGTAC